CCGCCAGGCCAATCCCACCGAGGATCCCCATCCCGGCCAACATAGTCGGCAGACCGGCAAGAACTTGCCCTGGATGAAATGCCAACGTGCCCAACGTGCCCTGTGCCGCGCCGCCTACGGCCTGGGGGATTTCGCCGATCGTCCCCGCCTCCAACGGCCCGGTAACACCCTGAATTATTCCGCCTCCAGGCAAAGTCAGTAGGGCGTTCCAATCGGATTGACCCGCAGTCCCTGCCGTCCCTGTGGCCGCAGCCAGCGCCGGCGTTCCAGTCCCGAGACCGAATAATCCGCCCAACAACGATCCCAGCAGACCGCCGCCCCCGCCAGCTATCCCGCCACCCGCGGCGCCGGCCGTCGCCTGCCGGATGCCCGTCAGCCACGACGCCAGCATCTGCGAGATCCACTTCACAAACGAGCCGAGGGTCTGCATGAGGAATTGATGGAACACATCACTCAGCGATCGCGCCGTGAGAAATACCCGGTCGATAAACGATTCGATCTGTCCCGCAGTTTTCTGGAGGGCATCCTGTTGTGCCACCGCCATCTCGGCCCCGGCGCGTGTGGCAATGGCGACCCGCGCGTCGGCCGCCTGTTTGTCGAGTGCCCCTTCTGCCGCGAGTTGTTCCTGCAGGTTCGCGAATTCCTTCCCTTGTAGCGTTTTCTTGGCCTCCGCAACCTGGCGATCGAGGGCCATCAATTGCTCGCTTTGGTCGATCTGAATCCGCAACGTCTGAACACTGAGGCCCGTAGTAAAATCAAAGAAGCTGCGGTGTGCCTCGTGTTGCTTGGCCACACCCTCTGCCGTTGCGAGAGCCGCCGCATTCTCAGCCTGCCGGGCTGTATCCCCCAGGCCAACATAGGCCCTATTCGCGGCGACCCCCAGTTCGCCCAAGGCACGCATTTCCTGGTCGTGCGCGGCCATAATCTGCGCGGTGGCCAGCCGAGTTGCCGCGATGCGGCGTGCCTCGGCATCACGATGGGAAATCTCCCGGAAGGTTTCAAGTTCCTTGATCTTGCGGATTTCTTCCGCGAGTTGGAGTTGGATCTTCTGTTCGGCCGTGGCGCTCAGCTCGGCACGTTTCAATTCAGAACCAGCGAGGAGGGTCACCTGTTCGCGCGCCCGCTTCTGAACCTCAGTGTTTTCCTTCGCTAGGTTGATGGCTTGCTGGAGCGCTATAAGCCGGGTTTTGTAGCTCTGATCGAGATACCCGAGGTGTTGCAACTCGGCGCGGAGCATCCACACCGCAGCCTCGCCCTCGGCTTTGGTCTTGTCGATTCCTTGGGCCTTCGCTACCTTGAGGTCCTGTTGCTTTTTGATAATATCGTCCGTCGCCTTCTGTTCCTGTGCGGTGGCTATGGCTCGGTTCTCCTTGTCTTTCTCTGTCAGGAGGCCGAAGTAATGCAGAACTCTCTCGAACGTCTCTGTCTGGGCGATCGCTTGGCCGATCTGCACGACCAATGAACCCACCACGGCGCCGGTAAACGCGGCACCGAGAGCTTTTTGCACCAGTCCTGACCGGGCGATAATTCGATCCAGCCCCATTGGGATCTGCACGCCAAACGTCCCGGCCAGCAGACTCGCAGTCTGATAGGCTTGGCCCGTTGCCATGTTCATCCCGTGCATTTCGGTGCGTGCCGCCTTCAGTTGTACTTGCGCTTGCCCCAGCGCGGCATTCAACCGTTGCTGTTGAGCCGGGTCGGAAGTTTTGAGGGCTTCGTTCCGCAGTTGTGCGATCTGCTTTGTCAAATCGATCACGCGTTGCTGGACGCGTTCGAACCCCGCAATGCCGCTCTGGGCCAGTCCCTGAATCTGCGAAGATACCTGCTTCACGCCCGCCGCGGCTGGGGCCGTGTCTAGTCTGACTTCACCGAAAATCTCGAACTGACTTCCGCCCATAATTACGTTCCCTATTCAGCGCTCAGGCTTCAGCATTCAGCTTTCAGCGGGTCTGCCCCTTGGATGACGATCCGAGGCGCGCCTGCCCGCCCAGGCGGGCCCCACAGTGCTCGCAGATAAAGCTCGAGATCGTCAGAGCGCCACAACGCGGGCAGGGTTTGCGTTCCGCGAGGAACCGCATCCGCGCTTGTTCGACCGCCGCCAGACCGCGGGCCGTATCCGCCCGCAGACGCCCGCGCAGTTCAGGATTCGCCCTCACAGCAGCTTCCAACTCAAACAGAAAGGCGAGCCAAGCGGCATAAGCCGCCGGGATGCCTGGCCCGCCTGGTCCCTGGCCTGACGGACGGGCCGACCCCGAAGCAAGTTGCGCGTAGGCATATTCCCGCAGCCCTTCAAAGTCGTGGGAAACTTCACGCATCGTGTTTCTCCCCAGCCTCTTTCTCCTCGAGCGGTAGTAATTCGACTTCCTCCCGCGCCAGTAACGCGCGCACTGCGGCCGCCTTGTGTGGCACGTCCATCAGATTCGGGACCCGGGACTCGGGGCTCGGAACTCGGTAGCCTTCGACGGCCACAATCAACTCATCGTACAAAGCAACCAGCGTCGGCAGGGAGGGCAAGGTGATTTGCTCGATTGGTTCGTCTTGCGGCCGCTTGACTCCCCCGAGGCGCCGTCCCGTCAGGGCGCGCCGGCTGGCAGCCTCGCGAAAGCGCAATTCATGCTCGATCCCCGGCCGGCGAAACCGATGCACCAAATGCTCGTAGACCGCGCCATTCCAACGCGCCACGAGCCGCACGGCCACGGTTTCACTGTCCCCCAGGATGTCTTGATCGTCCGCGGCCTGAACCTGATCGAGCCCGGCGACCGCCATGCGGCGATGCTGGAGCGGTATCTGTTCCTTCCAATTTACTGTTGCGTCAAATGGATATCCCTCTACCCGCAGGATGCGCCGGCGCCAGAGGGCGTCGCTGGCCTTCTCGATTGCCAGGCGCGTCTCGATACTCTCGGCAGAAAAGATGACCGTGGGGCGTAGGGTCCGTTCGTATTCGATCCAATCATCCGCCGCAGGCGGAGCGAAAATGTGCACGATTTTCTTCTCGCCCAAACGCAACGCAACAACGCGCTCCGCGACCGAGAGATCCAGAAAGTTCGGGACTCGGGGCTCGGGACTTGGGGCTCGGGATTCGGCACCGTCGACTGCCGACTGTTGACTGTTGACTTCTTCCGGCTGCTGACTGTTGACTTCTTCCTGCATGGCCTTCCTCCTCATCCGTCAATGGACGGAAATGGAAATTCGAAACTCAGCAGCAAGCAAGGGCTGCCGTCTTCAAATCTCCGGGAAGCAAGGCCCGAAGGAATGCGGCCCTGGTTGGCAAGGCAGGCCCGCAGCCTGCCCCCGATGAAATCGGGGGCAGGACCATCTACGCCAAATAACTAGCCTGAGCGTTCTCGACCGTAACCTTCACCGGCGAATCGGTGATGGCGGCGTCTTTGTAAATCTGATTGCTCGGAACGGAAACCTTGTAAAAGGCCCCGGCATCGTCGAAATCGTAAGGCGCTTCGCGCAATCGGCAGGCGGGGATGGAAATCTCGAACCCGTGGTTCTTCGTCCCGGTGCCCGCCACAATCCCGCTGTCCACGGTTAATTTAATTGCGCTTTGCGTCTCGGCCAGGACACGATCGCGGATATCCGTATTGGCGCGATCGGCGAAGAGCGAGAAGTCGAAGGAGAATGCGCGGCGCACGAAGCGCAATTGCTGCCGGAGCTTACCTTTGCCCGCCGTGACATCCGGGATATAGCCATTTTCGGCGTCCACTTGCTGGTCGCAAGTGAAAGCCCACTCACGCAGGCGGTCGGTATAGTCAGTGAGCGCGCCGCCTTTATCTCCGAGTTCGAGTTTGACCCGTTGGCCCGTCATCAAATATTCCGCGGCCAGCGCTGGTAAGGGCGATACGGCCGTGCTGGTGTCTTCCCCACCATCGCCGAGGAAATCGATGGCTAGAGAGACGAGCTGGCCGAGGCGCCCGGAGAGCGCAAAGCGCGTTGTGGCCAGGGCGGTGAGGATGCTCTTGCGTCGTGTAGCGTCTGGGCCGCCGGAATCAAAGAAGACGTCTGTCACTTTCGCCTGCATTCCCGCGGCTCCCAGGGGGTCGGAGGGCTTGATGGTATGGGTATAGTGGCCCGTGGTGCCTTCCTGGGAGCTCGCGATATCTTGCAAGGCAAACGCTACCGCCCAAGCGACTAGAAACGAATCCGCTCCCTCAAAATTGAGACTGAAACTGAGGTCGCGTTGCACTTCGTATTCATTGGCCGCCAGGGGGAATTCGTGTCCGCTGAACGGCAGATTGCCTTCCCGCGCCAACCGCCGAGTGATTTCCGGCAGCAGCGCCGCCGCCGGGCGGTAGGATTTCCCGCCCGTTAAATCGGCTACCAGCAACGCCGTCCCGTAGGTTGTCCGCGCTTTGTGCGATAAAGCGATTCTGAGATCTCCGCCACGAATGACTTCCATGATTCACTCCTTTTCTTTCTCCCCCCTGTCCCCGCTCAATGCCCCGAGGATTTGGGGTTGACAAGCTTCGCCTGGCCCGCCTGGGCGGGCAGGTCCGGGGCTTCGGTAATCTCCAGCGTTTCGTACTGCTGGAATACCGCCTCCCATTCCGCGCGCGTCAGGCGCGCGGGGGCTTGCCGGGTGGCCGAACAATGCAAGCGTCCGACAGTAATTGAGACGCTGCCGTAGTCAGCCTTCGGCCGCACCCAAACGAAATCTTCCTGAGCGTGCTTCGCCATCGGTTGCTCCCTATGCATTGTCCCAGATGCCTTGACAAACAATCTGGAGACTGTACACCAAGCTGCCATTCGCGCCGATACCCTCGAAGGCCGCGCCTACCAGACGGCAGGAAACATTTACCCCGACAGCCACGGTCAATTGCTTCCCGGCAAAGAGCGTTTTCAAATCTTCGAGGATTTCGTAGGCGCCTTTTTCCCCGCCCACTCCACCTTCTTTGGCATCTTTGGCCCCGCGTAGGTTGCGCGCCACAGCCAACAAAGCAAACGGTTCGTCGGCTAGATTCAGTTTCCAGGTGTTGGTCTTGGGTTGGTAACTTCCACCCAGGTAGTAGACCAACACAGCCGGGGGCAGGATGATCACCTGTTCGTTGCGGAAATCTACGTTGCGCTCGCTGAGGGTCTGCACCTGATTGGCGGGGACGTAGGCCGAAAGCGTAGGGTCAGCCTGGATGGCGGCAATGATGGCTGCCTCGATATCGTCAATGCGCGCTTTGCTCATGCTTTCTGCTCTCCGGCCCCGGCGGGATTCCCGAACCTCGCCACCAGATAATCACGGACGCTTTCGGCCAGACGTGCTGGGTCCTCTGGACGGAGCACCAAGTATGGCCGCGCCGGCATGGTCACTTTTTTGGCAAACATGAATTGCCCGCCGCCAATCGGGAACCGCAAGAATTTCCGCGTCTTGGGCACAATCACGCCACCGAGTTGATGGATGCGCGCGTACAAGAGGTTCGTGCCGATACGGACGGCGCCTGCTTCGGCATCGATAGCCAAGCTTATGCTGCGCATTAGATGCCCGGAAGCGATCAAGGTTTTCTTAGCCCCGGCAAAACGCGAGAAGGCGGCCGTATCGGCTCCCGCGAGCGTCTTGCCGTATGATGCCTGCTGCTGCCGCTTCGTCAATGACCCGACTTTCTTCCATTTCCGCGCTTTGTACTGGCTTCGGATCGACCCAGCGAGCGGAGCGCGCCACGAACCCGTCGGGGAGCCACCTTCACGAAACGTCTGCATCACCGAACCCACCATAAGGTTCCCCAGGATGCGCAACAGCGGGGCTTTATTCTGGAGGGCCCCAGCGAGGTTGGCGAACTTTCCCAGAGCTTCCGTCGCGTTGATCTTGAAAACCGGCTGAGCCATTTGTGATTTGTGATTTGTGATTTTCGATTGGTTCTTAATCTTCGTTCACCAATCAGCAATCACCAATCATCAATTCCCTTCAGAACTTGTCCAAGTTATCGTCCGAGAAAGCTTCCTCCTTCTCCGTCGTCCTCACTTGCTGGGCATCGGACTGCGCTGGCGCGCCTACGGGTTGATCGAGTTGGGCGCGGCCCGCGGCCAGGTCTTTCAAAAATACCAACGCCGCATCGTAAGCCGTCTGGGTATCCGCGCGGATTTGCCGGCGGCGTTGGTCGAGATACCACACGGTCAAAGCCCGAGCGAGTTGCTTGACTTTGACCGAGGTGGCGAGCGGCGTAGCATAGCGTCCCCGGGCGTAGGCATCGATATCGGCGGAAGCGGCTTCGATTGCCGCCGTCAGCCGCGCTTGCGCCGCCACCGTTAATGTCCCTGCGCGTTCATCATCCGTGAGCTGGATCAGCTCCTCCTCGGTGATGAGGTCCTTGAGTTCCGTGATAGTGATATAGGCCATAGGAGCCTTCAACCCTCAACGTAGCCGCGGTCTTTAGACCGCCAGATTCCTTCGCAGTAGCGGCCCCGATGAGATCGGGGCCAGATTTCTTCGCAGTAGCGGCCCCGATGAGATCGGGGCCAGATTCCATGTCTCGATGAATCGGGACAGCATGCTACTGCGTGAGCGCTCTCGCCGACGTCGTCGCCGCATCAGTCGTCAGACACAGCGCCTTCGTTGCGCCCACCAGAGCCCCGACTGGATAAAATCCAATTGGCGGCGATCCTGCCCCAATGGAAAGTAGAGTCGCAGTGCCGGTGCCGCAGTTAGTTCCCGTGCCGGAACTCACCGTGACCAGGCCGGTGGTGGCCGTAGCCTTTTCGACGAAGATGCCCAGCAAGACAATCGAGCCAGAGCCGGGTGCTGCCACCACTTGCGTCATAGTGGCCGAAGCCACGGCAGCGGATAGACTGCCGACCGTGCCCACTTGCAGTACTCCGGCGCCCTGTGCCCCCACGCCATTCGAGACATCCAGGAAACCAGTGGTGCCGTTAGTGAGTCTTGCGTACCAGTAACTCCCCGGAACACCCGAACCCGTCGATTGGGTCACAGCGCTCAGCGTCGCATTCATGTTCCACCCTGCGCCGTTGGTGAGCGTAACGTAAATCGTGATCGTTCCCGTGCCGCTCCAGGAACTGACAGTGGCCTGCAAGAAGCGGTCGAGGTTGGTAACGATCTTGTTGACTGCGGTTGCGCAGGAAAATGTGGTGTTAGCATCGTTCAGAGCACTGGTAGCCGTAGCCGCCGTGGGCCCGCCGTAGAGTGTCAATGTACATCCAGTCACCGTGCCTGACTTGCGCACCGCAACGAGGGCACTCGAGTAGTTGAGCGTGGGCTGCGCCGCCGTCCACAGGTTCCCGTCGGCCGTCATGGCCACCCCGGCCATCGGGTATTTGTTGATCTTCACGGTGACGCTCTGCGCCGCCCCCGGCAAAGCCACCGCGGCCAGCATCAGCATCGTCATCAATGCGCCTAGAAACACTTTGCGTTTCATGTTTTCTCCTTTTCGTGGGCCGACAAGTCGGCCCGAAATTCGGGCGTCTTCATTCCACCGCCCTTGCCGGTCACCGCGTAGCGGCCCCGATGTATCCGGAGCCTTATTTCAGACGATCGGGCCGGCCACTATCCGCCGGCCTTCTTGATCACATAGGCGGCGCCCGCCATGGTCACTTTCTGTCCGAACCACATGTGGACGCTGACCTCGCGGGATTCCGCGCTGGGCACGCCGAGCGGGCCGACTAAGGTTCCGACGCCTCGGACGGCATTGGGCGCGCCTTCCCAGAAGAAACTCTTGCCGAACGAAGGGTCTTCCATGCCCTCGGCCGGGCTCACATAGGCCAGGAAGACGTCCTTATCCATGAACCGCGTCACCACGCCGCCTTTGGTGAGGTAGGAGCCACGCGCGTAGTAGGCGTTGGCGATGCCGAAGTAGCTGGCAATCTGCGCCAGACCGATCGATCCAGGACTGGTGAACTTGAAGGCATCTCTGATCTCGTCGTGCACTCGCAAGGCGGCAAAGACTGTCTTGCCGATCACCAGGACGTTCGGGTCCTCCCCGCAGCCATCGAGGATCACCTCACGCCCAGCATCAACGTCCACGAGGGGATGGGAGTTCGAGGCGTCGATCCATTGCTCTGCTGGATCGTCCAGGCTGTGGAACTGGGTGATGATGGAGGTATCGACGATCTTGGCGAAGGCTTCCGCTTCCTTATCGAGCAACGTTCGGCGCGTGCAGAGCCGGGTGCGCCGCTCGAGTAGCTTTCCGATCTCGGATGCCGCCTCATCTTCCGCCGCGAGCACAGAAGCATAGGCGTGGTCTTCGGCGGTGTACGTATCGTCGGAGACCACTTCGGTAATCTGCTGCGCCCCCGAACCTTTCTTACGCAGCGATTGACCGAGTTTTTCCTGGGCTTCCCGACCGAACTTGTAATAGCGCCCGGTCTGGTCGGGCACCGGGACACGGGGAAACAGGATATCGCTCAAAAACCCCGGCAGGCGATAGCCTGTGGCGTAACTCGTGAGTAGGGCGTCCAGATGCCCTGTTACAACATCAACTGCCATGTCTGTTCTCCTTCTGCCCGTCCATCAACTGACGGAGGCGAGCAAATCAATTTATTCTTATCCCAAACGCGATCCCGATCAGATCGGGATGCGGTTTGCTTCCTACGACCGCTTCGGGCTCAGATTGACGAACACCACAAACTCGTCGGTGTCCGCGGCCGCCGAGCTGCGGCTGATGCCGACAATATTGGCATCCGTCCCCGTGACTGCCACCAGCTTTCCGTTGGCATCCACGCCGACTGGAACGTTAGGAGTGATCACGTCCCCGGCAATGGCGATCGTCTCGCCGTGTTGCACCACGGCGATCAGATCGTCCGCAGCCGCCGCGCCGGAATTCTCCGCGATGACGCCGACGCAGGCCACGCCTGCCCCGGTCACCGCCTTGGCCTGGTCGTCTGCGGTGCCTTGCATCACGGCCAGGCGGTGCGCCAGTGCTCCGCCTTCCGCCCGATAGGTCCGAATGTTGCGCTCGCCTTGCGGGCGAGTGGTTGCTTTCGCATTTGCCATGTTGTCTTTCCTCCCACTGCTGAGATTGATTCACCGAGCAATAATGTGCCACGGCAGGCCTGCGCCCCGCCTGCCTAGGCAGGCCCGCCTAGATTGTACTCGCCCCATCGCCGAGTTCTTTGCGCGCCTCCGCTGCCGCTTCCTCGAAGGTCAGCTTGCTGTTGGCTTTGCGCAGCACTTCGACGCGCTCCGCGAGGCGCACGGAGTGCGGGTCGACCCGGATCCCGCCGACCACCTTGATTTCGGCGGGGGAGTTGACCGGTTTGCGGTCTGCGGCCAGCTCGCCGAATTCCACGATCTTCGGCAAGCCTTCCACGAACTTCTGGAAGATCTCGACCGCCGACTTCTTCTCCTTCTTTCCCGCCTCGCCGAACTCGATGGTTTGCTCTCCTGGCAGTGCTTCCATGAATTCAACCAGGCCCAACTTCTCGAACGCCGGGATCCATTTTCCCAGGGGCTTCAGGCGCTCGATGAACTCGCGGATCTTCGTCTTGCGGTCCGCCTTGGCCACCTCCGCCCTCTGCTTCTCCGCGAATTCCTTCTCGGCCGCGGCCTTGGCATCCGCCGCAGCCTTCTCCGTTGCCGCTTTCACTTCCGCTTCCGAGAATGTCCTGACCGTTGTGGCCCCGGTCGGATCGGGGTCGCGCTTTTTCAGTCCCAGCGATTCCAAAACCTCGCCGAAGGCCTTCTTGATGTCGCCAATTTCCATTGCTTCCTCCTCGGCGGCTTGCGCCGCATTGAATTCGACTTCCACGGCGCCCTTCGAATCGGCATCGTGGAACACTGACTTCAGCCCTTTCACTTCCGGCGGCTGTGCCCCCAGAAATCCCAGGTGCCGGAGATAAAGTCCTCGGCCCCCAAGGTCGTTGTAGAACGCAACACTGCGCTTCTTAAATCTTCCCGCCTTGACTAGGGCCTCAAAGGCCGGGTCGACTTGGCGTAACTTCGCCATGAGGACCGGGGCGCGCTCCGCAAAGACGGCGAGCTCCTGGACCCAGCCGTAGGCTGGTGCGTTGGTCTCGGGGTGTCCGACACAGATGGGGGCCTCGTGTACATCGGCATCGTAATTGCGCGCCACAGCCTCAAGGTCGGCGCGGGAATAGTTGCCCTTATCACCGTAATCGCCGCCGCGGAAAACCTCGATCCATTTGCCGTCGAGTTCGCCCATCGCTTTCTCCGGCCACTCGAGTTTGGCTTCGGCGTAAAGGCTCTTGAGTTTGGCGATAGCCTTCTGCTTGTCGGGCCCCTCATAGCGTTTCCCGCGAAATCCCTGGGGACTCATCAACGCCGCATGCGCCGCCCCCATCAGGCCGTGGTCGAGTGGCCCGTCGGGCGAATTCCGCACTTTGAGGTGGCCTTCACCATTCTCATCAACAATCAAATACATCCGCGCGCTATCGTCTTTGTCTTTTTCCGCCATCTTCAGACTCCTGACTTCTGACTCCTGACCTCTGTTTTCTCCCTCCGCTTCCGCCTGCAACTTCCCGCAAATGCGCCGCGCGCTTTCTTCGCTGTGCCCTTTCTTGGTCTGGTCGAGCACGCAAGCCTCGAAGTTTTCGTACCCCGCAAACGGCATCCTCGCTACCTCTCCACCACGAACAAATCGATATCACCTTCCAAATGCTGGCCATCGGATGCGATGACCCTTACGGTGATTTTGTGGTGCTCGCCATCGGTACCGTTCTGGATCCAGAAGACCACCTTCGTCCCGCTGACCGAAGGAGCCGGATTGCTGCCAATCATTTTCTCGGTCGAGTCGCTATTGTCCGCCAAGAGAACCGCTTTCAGTGAATCGAGCTCAATCGTGACCCCCTCATGGATTTCTGCGGCAAAATCCACATAGCGGTCGAGAACCTCATAAGGTTGCTTCGTAATTGTTCCCAGGGTCATCAAAATCCCTTTTTGCGTGGAGGCGTTTCCCAACCTTTGGGTCTTTTCCCCAGTCCCGTGCCTTTCGCCCGACCAGGGAGGCTGAAACCCTTTTCCGGCACCTGTGGTCGCCAGAGATTGGCGGAACCGCCAACGAAACTATAGTTGCCTGCCCCCGCCTCAAGCACCCTGCTCTCGAGCAATTCCGCCGGTGTGGCCTCCCAGCCGTAATTGCCGGGGTCTGCGAAGAGCGTCGCACCTTCGATCGGACCGTAGATTAAATCCGCGCTACTTCCGGTCCAAGGGTAGTTCGCGGAATCTGCGGTGAGGACCCGTCCCCAGAGCAAATCCGCAGAGGTTCCGGGAAAGTTGAAGCCGCCGGATTCAGCCGCGAGCACGCTGGCTTTGACCAAGGCAACAGAGGTCCCTGTCCAAGAATAATCGGCAGCTTCCGCGCCCAGGATCCGGTGGGCGAGGAGATCCCCCTCGCTGCCAGTCCAACCGTAGGCGCCGGGGTCCACCAGCAGCGTGAAACCGCGATTGAGCCCCGCCGCAGTCCCAGTCCAAGAGTAATTCCCGGAGACGGCATCCAGGGTGAATTGTCCACCCCCAAACTTGGAAAGTGTGGCGTCCGTTCCGGTCCAGGCATAAACGCCGGCCTCGCCGGATAGCGTGCTCGCTTTGAGAAGCAAGCCGTCAGTCCCCGTCCAATCGTATCCGCCTGCCGCAGCAGGCAGCACGCTCGATTTCAGCAACCCGGCGTCGCCGCCAGTGAAACCATAACCGCCCGGCTCAACATTAAGCGTGCGAGAAGCGAGTAGATCGGCGGGAGTCCCCGAGACCGCGAGGGTTGCCGAGTCTGCTGAAATGACACTGCCTTTGACCAGGCCGACTGACGTTCCAGTCTCGGCGTAAACTCCAGAGTCGGCATTGGCGATATAGCCACGAGCGAGTCCGGCGTCACCTCCCGTGAGAACAAACAAGACCGTGGCAGCGCCGAGTAGGAAACTCACTACCAAGTTCGCGGCCATGCCAACCAAACTGAAAGCGCCGGATTCGGCGGTTAGAGTGAACACGGCCGGAGCAGACTTGAGCGCAATCGACATCGCGCCCTTGTAGCTGGTATGCGCCAGCGTGACGGTCGTGTTCCCGTAGGCTCCGGCAGTTGCTTTTTCCCCGGTGGCTAATCCATGGCCGCCGCCGAGGCCTGCCGTGTTGGTGTTGTCTCCGCGTTCTAGGATATTGGCTAAGTCGCCATTCGTCCAACCAGAGAATTCCGTAGTGCTCGTGCCGTTGTAACTAGAAGTTGAAATCAGAACGATGAGGCAGTCGGCAACCGTAGTCGTGGCCCCAGGGACGACACCCGTGAGGTCGTTCGCGCCGCCATCGTTCCCTTCGGCATAGACATTCCAGGGATCCCCGGTGGGAATGCAACCTGAGAACAGATAGATTTGCCCGGTGGTGTGATTGCCGGAATCGGCCACTACGGGAGCGGCATCTCCACCCACGCACCGCTTCCAATAAACAGCAAGGCGGGAAGCTGGATCAGTTGCCGCTGTGCCCGCCGCCTTGTTTGCCTGTGCGCCAAGTTCAACAAATCCATTGGCCGTGGTGAGCGAGATGGCCTGGTTCTCAGATTCGCAAACCAGCAGCGCAATGTCGCCGGCTACCGGATCGTTCGGAGCCGCCGGATAAGGCGGAGTAATCGCCCCGGTGCCTGCCGTGAATGTTCCCGCAGCTTTGAAGGTTGGTAAAGCCACGTACTGCTCCTACGCTGGATGGGGCAGAGCCCTTACCTTCACGTAAGTAACTAAAGTCCGCAATGCTTCCAGGGCGGCATCGTGTTCTTTGTGTGTCTTACCCAATTGCGGTGTCCAATACGGTGAGTTGAGCCGCACGTCCAGAAGAAACTCAACACGTTTTACGGCTTTGTCTAGTTCCATAACTGCCCTCATCGGCGATTGGCCCCGATGACATCAGGGGCCGTAATCCCGCTCTACCCAATCGTGAACATGCTGGCGCCGAAATCGACCTTGAACGATTCGCCGATTTGCAATGTCAGATTGGAACCGTAATCCCACCAGCCGATGAGAGGATCAGCAGGGCTTGTGGGCGTGTCGTTGTAGAGCACGGCATAACGGAAGGGGCCAGTGGTGCCGCCAGCCGCCGTCCAGGTGATGTCCACGCCAGTGCAGGTTCCAGTGCCCCCGGTCTCTGTGTAATCGTTCTGTGAGTCCTCACCACCAGCGGTGTAGCCGTTGCCAGCACTGATTTCCGCCATGTCAGCCTTCACGGTGTCGGTGGCCAGGGGCTGCTCGTTGGTCAGAAAAACCTTGAGCATGTGGCCAGCGGCGTGGAGTTGATGCACGCCCTTGCCAAGTTGTTCGACGAAATCTTGAAACTTATTAAACGCTGCCATCGCTTCCTCCCTACAACGGTTCGCCGCTCGCGAGTTGCCTCAGACTCACGCCCGGTTTCGACTCAAACCCCTCATCCGGCCCGCCGCCTGCCGGCAGGCGCTTCGACCCTGGCATGTTGAGATTGGTGCCGAGTGCCGCTTCACCTTCCGAGCGCAGCAATGGCTCAACCATGCAGCGGCAGCTAAAGCCATTCGGCGGGTAGATGTAACTCCACACCGCATCGTCAGCGCGCGCCACAAAGCCATCCAGAGCCCGATGGTTCCGGCGCACGCGCTCATCTTCCATCGTCCGATAGCGCCAGAAAGGCAAGGCCCGCAGGACCTCCGAATCGTGCATCTGCTGGTAACGGCCGTTCGAATAGGCCGTCGTCATGTTCTGCTGGAAGACGAGTTCGGCGTGGTAGGGATTCAGCCGAGTGACACCGGCAGAATCGAAACTCTCATTGAGGCGGTCGATGAATTCCTGCTGCGTCCAACCCTCTTCGAGCGCCTGGCCCAGCAATTCCTTCGTGCGGTCGAGTAGCGCGATTTCCTCGACGTGGGCCACGGTGAAGGCTGCCTGACGATATTGCGGCGCCAACCGCTTGGCGGCCGCCTTAGTGAAACTCGTCAGCGACTTGATGAAATCGGTAGCCTCCTCCGGCGTCACCGATTCATAACCCAGGGTCTCCGAGAATCGCGCACTCCGGAACCCCGAAGGACGGGATTTTTGATTTTTGATTTTTGATTTTTCTTTTTCCGCAAAGACCGCCGCCGCGAGCCGCCCCATGGGATTTACCTGCACGCCTTTGCGCGCCGCTTCCATCAATACCCGCACGCGCCCCAGGATGTCCGCGGCCACCATGACCTCCGTCAGCCGGTCAACGAGTTCGCTGGTGTCGAGCCGCAATCGGATTTTCTTTCTTTCAAACTTCACGCTTCACCCTTCACATTTCTTTCGCCGCTTCCTCCACCGCCCGCTTGATCAGGGCCGCGTAAGCATTCAGCGCTCCAGCGATCGCGCCCTCCTCGAGTTTCGCCAAGTCTTTCTCGCTGTCCCCGGCCTCGGAGAAACCCCCGAGCCCCGAGTCCCGACTCCCGAGTCCCGCAACCCCGACTTGTCGGGGTTCAAGTGCCTCATCGCCTTCTTCGAGTTCTGGAATGCCGTAAGTCGAAAGCGCATACTTCTTCGGGATCGGAGTGCCCATCTGCTGGAGGATCTGGTCACGCTTGGCA